CATCGCGTCGATGTCGGCCATGTCATTCAGACATTCCAACATACTTTGAATGTCCTCCGCCTCCTTGCGTATTTGTTCTATTCTTGTCATGACGTTTTAGAATTTTGCGGTACAGTAGCGCTGCCTTACGCAGTGCATTCTGCTCTTTGATGGTGAGGATCGGGGTCTGTCCCCGATTCCTCGGGAGATCGCGCAGGATGCGAATCGCCTCCCGGACCTCTGCGGTCGTCAGCTCGTACATACTCTTCAGACATCAGAAAGGCAGGTCGTCGACCTCATCGGCCGGAGGCATCTGTTCCACGGATTCGGGAGTAATCGGATTAGGCGCGAAATTCACGGCCTTGCCTTTGCCGATAAAGATTCTGTTGGCTTTCGACGCGCGTTCTTCCTTCGTCTGCTGCATAAATACGCAATGCGTGTTCTCGTAGACATCCGGTTCCCGAAGGGTCGATACGCATACGTTGATGTACTTTTTGCCATTGTTGCCCTGCTTGATCCGATCCCGCGGAATATCCGACACGCAGATCGATACATTGATAAAATCCGACATGATTAGTATTTTTTGAATGTTGTTTTGATAATTGTTTTACTGCTGCGGGCGGGCGGATAAACCATCTCTCCGGTCTCCGGATCGGCCATGCCGGACTTCGGCAGCGATTTGAGCATCGTTTCCCGTTCCCTGATGTCGGCTTTGACCGCCTCCAGCGTCTTGTACATTTCCGCCAGCTTGCTGTCGCCGCACATCGAATAATCGTATTTCACGCCCGATTCGGCCTCTTCCAGCCGACAATCGCCGAAGATGTGCGACTTGCCGTACTTCGAAAGCTCCCGCAACGTAATGTCCCGGACCTGCGGGTTACTCTTAAACTGTGTAATCGCAGCCTCTACACGGCTCATATTGATATGCGCCGTAATGGGATCGACCTCTCCGTTCACCACGGCCGAAACAGCCCGGTCGGCCAACTCGGCGACCGAAGCCGTTTCCCGTAACAGTATAATCTGTGCGTCCATGATTATTTGGCGTTTTTACGAGCTTGCCGATAGGATTCGAATAGTGCGGTAAAACGTTCCACGACATCGGCGTCGGCATCGTAAGATTTGAGCAGTTTCGCTCCTGCGTCGAACGTTTGGGAGTATCCCGACGTCGTATAGGCATTATAGGCCCACTTGAGCAGCGAATCGCACATGATCTCGTCCGCCAGCATCTCCGGCGTGATGCGCTTCTTTACCGGAGCAGCGGTCGGTGATTGCGAATTGCGGTCCGTTTTCTGCGGCATTCCGCTCCGCGCGTGCTTTCCTTTGAACACATCGGCACCAACACCCAACCATGATGCGACCTTCGTGATCGCATCCGTCGTGGCGCCTTTGTAGGCATCTCCCAAGTCGGAATTGTCATTCCCGCCGTAACACTCGTAATAAATGCCGTAGTCGGGAATAGAAAATTTGAGTTTCACGACGACCATCTTGTCGGCTCGTTCGATGATCTCGGTTTCAATACGCCATTTTCCTACTCCGAACACTTCGTTCAGTCGTTCGGTAACGTATATGGATTTAATCGACGACAAATATTTTTTCGTAGGATGCGGGCTGACCGCTTCATCCGGAAGCGGTCGGGATAAGGCATCCAGTTGCGTCGAATTAAGCGATTTGAGCTCTGTCATAGCCGTCAGTCGATATAGGTTACTTTCGGGGTGGACACTTTCTTCGGATCGAGATAGCGCAGGCAATCGCGTTTCGCCCGTTCAATTTCCTTGGCCGTCATCCGGCGGTTCTCCTCGTGGCTGGAAACCACTTTGCCTGTGTCCAGACTTTTTACTTCAATACGTGTTTTCATAAATATTCTATATTGTCTCGAAATCAATGAATAAGAAATGTTTTCAACTTGTCGAACGTTGCATCGTTCAGCCTCTCGACCATATCGGGACCGACGTATGTGTGAAGTTCCCACCATACGGGCACAACGTCCTTTACCTCGCTCCAAATCCCATCGGGAGCTGAAACGTTTTCACGATAGATGAATGCCGTTAAAGTAAACCGGCAGGTAATTTCTCCATCGGGCAATTCTATTGTCGTGCTGCACTGGTCCTGTACCTCGATGATCTCGCGCAACTGTTCGGCAAGAGCTTTATAGATTCGCTCTCCGATGTGGATTGCCTTCGATGTTGACGGCTGAAGTTCTTCGTCGATAACCTCGGTCTCCTCCTCCGGTTCGTCCACCTCCGGCGGAACCTTATCCCACGCCACCGAAGGATAGTCGCCGTATTCCACACCATCAATGAAGATCATTGGTTGAGCTGTCTGATGATATACCTCCATATCGCTATTCGAATAAATCATTCAACATCCGGTTGACTTTCTGTTTACGGCGTTCGTTGGAGAACACCCAGCTGAATACCGCCACTGTTACCACGGCGAACATTACGAATGTGATAAGCTCTGCCATAACCTAACGTATTTTGATCCGATAGAGGCGGGGTCTGTTTTCTGTCCGTAACGCATTGTAGACAGCCTTGCTTTGAATGCGCCGGATTTTGGTCCGCAAGCGGTAGCAAAACCGCCACACTTTACCGTAAAGGCGTAGCCGGAGGCTATTCACCTCGATAATCTGAAACTCTTTCATAATGTACTGATTTAGCGGTTATTTCTGCACCTTTTGCTGGACCTTGATATAGGTGATATGAGCAAAAGAATAGCTATCACGGAACTCAATTACAGCACGACCCACGGCCATCAGAGGATGATATTCGTCATAGGTGAGCGACGTCTCGACCTTTACCTTTTCGTAGGTCAAACCGTCGATACCGATAAGGTAGGTATTTGGTGTGTCGGAGAATTCGGCGTTCAGCAAAAACTTTTTGCTTAAAGATTTGTAAATAGGCGTAACAGCCGTACTGTACTTCGGGCCGATACCTTTGATTCGTTCTGGCATGATGTCATCAAAAGTTAGTTAATAGGTATGTAAAAAGAGGCGTTGCCCCTATTTGTTCGCCAGAACGACACTACTGCATGAGCAGAAGTGGACAAGGGACAACGCTTTATCGCGTTTGAATATGTACTTTTGTGATGCAATAGCATCGTTCTGGCACTGCAAAGATACGCAAAGTTTCTGACTTTGCAAATTTTCTTCGCAAAATCGTGGGCGCACATCGCGCGCAAAAGGGCGCTTTCGCTTAGATACTTGTAGGTAAAGGGCGCCTGTGTCGTAGGCGGAACGGCAGGCCGGACGCTTTGCGTCTTGGGGCCGCTTTCAGGGACGTTTGGCATGGTCTGAAAGTTTTAAATTAGTATATAAAAAGAGGCGAGCCTCTCTTGTTTTCGTCGCCAAACGTCCGCCATCTCAAAGAGATGACACCACAAGAAAGACCCGCTTTATCGCGGAACTACTTCAATATGTTCTTTGTCGTCAGATGACGAACGTTTGGCATTGCAAATATACGCATTCATTTTGAATTTGCGAAACAAAAAGCGAAAAAACCGAGGCAAAACCTCGGTTTATCACATTAATGATTATATATATCTCCAAATTCAGCCTCTATATAGACAACCTGAAAAATGTTACCATCTCTGAACCCAAGAAAGGCGTGGTTGTCTCCTGTGGCGCGAAAAGCCAACAGAAACGTAACCTCCCGAGTTAATTTTAAATCTTTCTTTATGGCAGTTACGGGGATTTTTTCGCAACCGATCGCATGACGCTGCGATATGTTAACCGTTTTCCAGTCAGTTCCGCATATTTTTTTGAGCCGCTTTGACATACTCCCACGACTAAAGCGCGTGGGATTCTTGTGTGCAAGCGCGGGACGCCGTATCAGATACGGTCTTACTCCCGCTCCACAATTCGGAGATGCCCCTCCGAAGTATATTCTCAGCCGCATTGAGGTCGCGGTCGTTTACCTTACCGCATTCGGGACATACCCATTCGCGGTCGCTAAGTTTCAATTCTCTGTTCACATATCCACACTCGCAAGTCTTTGAGGACGGATAGAATCGGTCTATCTTGTGAACTGTCACGCTATACTTCCGTGTGACGCATTCAAGTTTGCCGACAAACTCCGCATGGGCCAAATCCGACATCTTGAGTCCCCACATCCGCGTCATGCCGTGCAACGATAAATCTTCAATGAAGATATAATCATATTTGCGGCACAACTCATGTGCGAGCTTCCACTGAAAATCCTCGCGTTTGTGAGTGATGTTCTCAAACTCGCGGCACACATCCTTGCGTCTGCGCTGTCGGTTGTTTGAACCTTTCTTACACTTGGATAGCGAGCGGGATTTGCGCCTAACGTTGTCAAGGTCGGATTTCAAGAACAGTGGATTCCTCACGGTCGTACCGTCCGATAAGGTCATATAGGTCTTTAAGCCGAAGTCAATGCCTACGGATGCACCATCATGTGTCTTTCCGTACGCTTTCGGCTCTGCGTCCGTTGTGATTATCAGATAGTATTCCCCGAGTCGTGAACGCTTGATTGCTATTCGCTTAACCCTGCCTTCATAAGGTCGCGAATAAGAAAATTTGAAACGCTTCTTAATCGTATTGACCGTCAAGACATTTCCATTTAGAGAGAAACCGCCCTGTTTATAGACAATAGAGTAGAAGTCTATTGCTCTTCTGAATTTAGGAGGTCGCTTCGCTAATTTCTTAAAAAACCTCTGATATGCAGTATCAAGGCGTTCGATGATTTCTTGCGTGGTCTGTGAATGAAGCAGAGTTCGCTTAATTCTCTTCGCATAGTGTTTTTGCATCGCATTCTTTGAGATATACTTACCAAAGAGCGAATAGTACCTTTTCTGTAACGCAAGAGCGTGATTCCAGACAAAAGATGCCTCACGGAGCATCGCGTCTAAATGCTTTGTCCGCTTGGTCTGATACAATTTATATTTGTATGCTATCATCTTTTGTTATATCTTTGTTGCAAAGTTAATGAAAATATTCGACATCTGCAATACAAATAATAAATACATGACTACAAAAAAGAGATATTCGGCAAGTGAAACCTGTGTCTACAATCTTGGATTTCATCTAATTTGGTGTACCAAGTACCGTAGAAAAGTCCTTACCTCCGAGATAGAATCACGACTCAAAGAACTGATACGCGAGAAGGCGGATGAGCTTGAAGTGGAGATTGTGGAGATGGAAACGATGCCTGACCATATCCACATCTTTGTCAAGTCAAAGCCCACATACGCTCCACATTTTCTTGTGCAGCAGTTTAAGGGGTATTCATCGCGAGTTTTGCGTGAGGAATTTGCAGAGCTGTGCTCCCGTCTGCCGTCTTTGTGGACGCGTTCGTATTTCTGCGAGTCTGTCGGATATATTTCGGCTGATACCATAATCAGATATATCGAGAATCAGAAAAAACATTGAGGCGCTTTCATCCCACGACTGAAGTCGTGGGCTTTCCCGCGTATCTTTTGTAAATAGTCGATGAAAAAAGATACTTTTTTGCAGTCGGTATAGCTTACATCATGGAGATAGGCAAAGCCGAACGATATGTGATTCTCACACCCGACGGCATTTTCAGTCGGGGATTGCTTGCGGATCTTCATGAGTCATGCCAACTGCTTCTCGAAATAGCGCCGCATTTTGTCTTTGGATATCACGTTCCCCACGCCTCGCGGAGTACTCAGCCACGGCGATTCATTGTGAGTTTTTTCCATGAGGCCTAATGCAGAGAAATTTATATAGGCATTGAATACGTCGTAGAATAAAGCCTCTTCCTCCTCTACCAAGAGGGTGGGAGTTTGGGTTTCGGGGATGATTCCTCCCGCTCCGAATTTCTTGAAATGCTCGTAAACGCAAGGCACGACCGGGCCATACATCCACGCTTCGACCTCTTCAGAAAAAAGCGGAGTGCCGAACGCTGCCAAATGATACCCCTGCTGGTAATAAAGCATTTTTTGCAGCTTCATGTTGGACATGAGCTCCCCTCCGTCATATTCCGTCGCTTTGAGCAACAATTTATTGGCGATGTCTAAAACAGGATAAGTCATAAGTTCAGAATATTAAGGAGTTCTATATAATTCGCAGAAGTAGATATTTATTCTTGTGTTTACAATGCAAATATACGCTATTTTACATATAAATCGCAAAAAATATGCTTTTATTGTGAACCGTATACCGTTTTATTTCTAAAGCACTATCCGGTTCAAAACTTGCAAAGTGTTTGCATTGTGTAATAGCGTAGAAGAAAAAGGCGGGGTTATTAGCCCCGCCGAACACTTAAAAATATTATGAGCATTATTTGCCATACAAGATGGCAAATGCCTTGCGATGGTAGAGATTTACTTCTCCATAGTTCCCATCGAATATCTTTTTGACCTCAAGCCCGTGCTCTGCCGATATAGCTTTCAGAGCTTGCCATGAGACCTTTCGCCAATTTATGCAATGCTCCTTTGCCCAGCGCTTGATCGAGAACCAATCTTTTGCCTCGTCAAGCTGTTGCGTCTTAACTTCGAGCTGGAGTTGGATTTTCTCTTTTGCCTCTACGGCGTCGGCCAACTGCCGTAGTGCTTCCGAATAGGTTTTCGGGAGAGCCATCGTATAGCTACCGGTCTTGCGGATGGAGGGAAGGACTTCGGAGGTTACCCATTTGCGGAATGGTTTGGCATTGGGCTTATTACTTCGGAGAATGAGAGAATATAACCCACTTTCTGTAATGAAAAGCATATTCCCGCCTCGCTCTAACGATTGGTTATACCGTTCGTCCTCATCCACATGATCCGAAATGGCTTTGCTCGGATTGGAGTATCCCAATACATTACAAACATCTGTGGCGGCAAACATCGGTTCGCCATTGACTTCGGTTACTCTCACTTCTCCGAAGCGGTCATTTTGAAAAATCTGTATAGCACTCATATTATAGTTTTATGAGTTCGTGGCAAAGTTGCGAGCGTTCGGCACATTACGCAAGACCTAATCAGATTATTTTTCGAATCTGCAAAAAAAGTATAAAAAAACCGAGGCAGAACCTCGGTCATGAAAAATACGATTCTTATGAAATCGTTATCTGAAATACGTGTCTTTCTCGTACGGAGAGAACAAATCCGAGGCTTTGGCCGCCTCGAGCAACCTGTCCATATCCTCGATATTCAGGCACCCTTTTATCGAAGTCTCCCCGGATGCCAGCTCCTCGGCAAGCAACGACTTGTCGATCATATTCAACTCGTGAGCACCGATAAACGAATCGTACTTGAGAAAGGGGTATTCGTTTCGCTTGATCGGCATCTGCATGTCATAAAAATCCTTTCTGCGCTGCACATAATTGTTGATATTGGAATTTATGAAAAAATAGCCGATAACATGCGTTTCACTTTCCCCTATGATTACGAAGAACTTCGGTTTGGGAGGTGTGGTCGTCTCGAACATCCGATGTAATATCGTACCTCTGCATATACCCTTCATCGGTTCAACTCTTTTACGGCACGAATGTTTTCCGTAACCTCGGCGATGAATTCCTCGTCGGCTCCACTCTCCTGCATGATGTCTTCCACAGCCATCCTGTCGTTCAATGATGTTTTACTCCATGCGAAAGCATGCGATTTCTCCACTATTTCATTCCAAGACAGCTTGCCATATTCAGTCAACGAAGTGTCGAGTTCCGCAACATCTGTTTTCGAAAGATAATACAAATCGGCATCCTGCAACGGTTCGACGTTGTATCTGTTTTTAATTCGAAACATTTTTCTGAACTCACCGATTTGAGGCCATTGATAACCATCCCCTCGAACACCCTTGAAAATGTCATAAATCATGGAAGGAACCGGCCCGTATTCCATAGCCACATACGTATCACCTGTAATAGGACGGCCATACTTAGTCAGATGCTCTCGATCCGCGAAATAGAGCACCTTGAATATTTTGTGAAAATCTTTCCGTTCAAGCCTGTTCGCAACGTACAGACTGTAAGGATTTCTCTGGATTGAAAACCGGAGTTGTCATGATTCAGGATCAATATAGTTGTGTATGGCAAATATACGTCATTTATAATAAACTGCAAAAAACATGCTTTTATTGCATTTCACAATACATGAATGTCGTTGCGCCACCCGGATTCGAACCGGGAACAGCAGGACCAAAATCTGACGTGTTGCCATTACACCATAGCGCAATAATATGCGTTCCCTCGTTCGGATACATCCTAAACACAGATAACTGGATATAAAACGCTCTGACAAAGACGGTCCATAAATACCAAGGACTAACCATTTGTCTGTTATTCCCGCCACCGAGGTACTTGCATATAGTCTCAAGCTGCTACTCCGGGCCCGACCACGTCCCGATATACGAAGATCGACACCAAATAGATAGGTTCTTTGGCTACCTCCAGCGCTTCATGCCAAGCAAAAAGGCAAGCAAATAAATATTCATCGGCTCCCTATCGCTTTCAAGGCCGATACGGCTACGACATTCTGTCGCAGGCGTGCGGAGGATGAGAGATTCGAACTCCCGAAACGTCGCCGTCTCCCGAGCCTTCAGGCTATCCTCCGTAAAAAGCTGCCCGGATCTACCACACTCCCACGCCACCACGTAGGGCTTCGATTCGGGCAGGCATCCGCCCGTGGGCCTCACGGATGACGGACGGAAAACTACCAACCAAAAACTTGACATGAAAAAACTCATGCGGACTATTCGCAGGCGTCCGTAACCTGTAAGAAAGAATATTACTATTCAGTCTCAACAAATTCGCCTTTTACAAGCTGATAAAAAACATCCTCTTTAAGCGTAATTCCATCAATTTGGGCGGACTTCACGCACACCGGACTGCCATATTGGTCATACTCGGCAAGAACAATCCAGCTATCTTTCTTCGCTTTGATCTTTGAACCGGGGCCAATGGCAGAAACCACTGCTTTGTATCCGGAAGAACCGATATGGGCCCCGTAGCCTGAGGAACCGATCCGGGCCCCGTTGCCTGAGGAACCGATCCGGGCCCCGTTGCCTGAGGAACCGATCTGTACCCCGTTGCCTGAGGAACCGATCTGGGCTCCGTTGCCTGAGGAACCGATCTGTGCCCCGTAGCCTGAGGAACCGATCCGGGCCCCGTTGCCTGAGGAACCGATATGGGCTCCGTAGCCTGAGGAACCGATCTG